GAAGGGGTTAGAAACCATTCCGTAACGAGTCTTGAAGCCAATCTTGGGCTGGAAGGTGTTAGGATTAATCGCACGAACCTGCTGAAGAGGAACGTAAGGGCAATAGAACAGACCTGCGTCATAAGGGGAAGTACCCTTGTAACCAGCAACATAGAAGTGCTTATCTGCAACGTTAGCAGAATAAGGATCAACGTAGACCTTGATCTTACCGTTGAGTGTACCTACGAGAGTAGAGGAAGTATCGTCTACACCTGTAAGAGCGTTGTTGCCGTTAAGAGCAGGAGAGTAGTCAAGTACGCCTGCCATACCGAGAGCAGAAGCCACATCAGCAGAGCAGATGAGGATGTTGCCCTTCCCGCGACGAGTTTGCTGACCGATAGCGTTAGCATCTCTTTCGATTTGGAACAGAAGACCTTTGAACTTCTCTACAGACCATCTACCGTTGGAGTCAACGTCGAGGTCAAAGATACCGCCATTAGCAGTGTTGTTCTGAGCACCAGCAACAGCGTTTGTGTAGATGGTACGAACAACTTCACGGTTGATTTCAGCAAGGATTTCAGTGCTGAGGATGTTAGCGAGCTCTTGCTCGGCATCCAAACCGTGAATTGCCTTAAGGTCTTGAGCAAGTTCAATGCTGTACTCAGCTTTGAGTGCTCTAGACTTCGCAGTAACGGTTACCTTCTCGATGGAGAAACCCATCTCACGGAAGGCAGTGTTAGTTGCGTTGCTGTCGTCAAGTCCTTCTGCAGTAGAAGTGCTCATGCCTGTTGCGTCACCAGTCTGCTCGTATGTACCAGCAGGGGAGTCGTTCAACAGTGCAGGGTTGTTACCCTCAGCATCGTTGTTAGCAGAAGAGGAAGCGCCAGGATCGTATGCGTTACCAGCACCACCAGAGAAACCAGCGTTAGGCTCGTTGAAGAATGCTTCATCGTAACCGCCAGCGTTAGGATCTCTTTCGCTACCGTAGTTAGTACGCATTGCGAAGATCAGTCCAGTAGGACCAGTCATCGGTTGAACGCCTGCAATATCATAGGCGATCAATTGAGGCATCGAACGTCTGATCAAAGAGATCAGTACAGGATCGAAACCAGCAACAGGACCAGTTGCAGTATCGCCACCAGTATAACCTGTTGTTTGAAGAGTCTCGTTAAGGATACCAGCTTCTTCAGTTAATGCTTTTTCTTGGTTTTCCAGAAGTTGTGCGACTACGCCTTTCTTGTGAGAATCCTCAATCTCGGGCAGAGAATCGTGATTCAGAACGGGTGCCCACTTTTCCTGGAGTTGCTTAATGTTAGCCATTAGGTTTTTGTCTCCGAGTTAAAGTAGTTTTAAATTATTTGGACCAGCGAGCGATAGCATCAACGTACTTCGACATTGATCCACTCGTTGTGCTTTCGACAAGGGGTTCCGATGCTTCTTCAGTGGGTTCAACTGCTGCTGCAGTTTCAGCCTTTCTAGTGAAGTAGGATTCCTTAATCGTTTCGACTTTCTTACGATAGTCTTCTTCAGTTTCAAACTCAACACCCTCTGCAAGAGAAGCGAGCTTCTCCTTCTGTGTCTCTGCGAGACCAGTAGCGCATTCGTTCACAATTTCCATTTTTACAAATTCGCCAATGCGCTTGTTCAATGCAACATTAGCGTCGATTTGTTCGTTGAGCTTATTCTCCATATCATCAAGTTCACCTGCCATTCCATCGAGCAGGTTAAACTTCTCCTCAGGCACTGTAAAGTTGTGCTCTAAGAAGAGACCTTTTAGACCTTTGAAGAACGATTCTGCCATCTCAGTCTTAATGCCGTGCTCGATCTGAAGGGAATTTTCCTTCATCCATGTATCGGCGGCATAAGAGAGATAATCGTCTACCTTCTCGGCCAATTCTGTTTGAATCTTTGCGACTTCTTCAGTCAAAGTAGATTCAAATGCTTCTTGCAACGCTTTAACTTCATCGTTAACGCGAGATGTTACAGCAGCTTCAAAGATCGTTACTGCACGTTCTCTGAATTCTTCTGAGAGTTCCTCACCAGATACAAGAGCGTCAACATCTTGAGTAAAGTCGTACTTGGTTTCGGTGATTGCTTCTTCGCCATCTTCAGTTTCCTCCATTTTTGCGGAAGCATCAGACGGTTTTGTCGAAAGGGACTTAGAACCTTCATGCTTCACAGCACCTGCTGCAGAAGCACCTGCGTTCTTCGTACCTTTAGCACCTTCTTCCGAATCGGTGTTAACGTCGATAACTTTGGTTGCGCCACCTTTAGAGGTGTCGATAGGATCACCAGGTTTTGCGTTTTTGGTGACAGGATTAGAGCCTTCGTCCACTTGCTCCATGTTATCTAACTCTTTGTCGAGGGTCTCAGACATTTGTAAAACTCCGTTTATACTTTGCGTTGTCTTTATTTATTTATAAATCACAAACTCTTTAAAAACGCCTCAAACGCGGAAATTTTGCGCTCTTGGATGTTAATCAGTGTTGCTTGATCAATTTCTTGTTTAATTTCTGCTACTGCAGACTCTTTTAGGATACCATTATCCCAAACCCACTCTTTACCTTCCATGATTCCATCAACGAAAGCATCAGGTGCTGAGGGGTCAGCGACGATATCAGCAGCAGTTGCAAGCATGAAGTCGTCCATTACCACATTACAGTTCTCTTCCTTACGGATAGAACCCATGCCTCTGGATGAAACACCCAAACGCACTCCCTCACTTAAGAGGTCTTTTGCGATCTTACCCATAGGAGTTTCGAGTAACTTTGCTCTTCCGATAAAGTTATTTCCGTCTTCCTTAAGGGAAAGAATCTTATGTGAAACGCGGTCAAGATTGATGGAAGGACCATCGGGATGACCTAATTCGCCAAGGGCACGCCCTTTTTGAATGTAGTTCTCATCGTATTTAGCAACTTCCCGTGCCAAAGTTTTCTGAGGATACATTCTGTTGTTGCGGTTTTTAATTTCCGACTGCAGAAAGATACCTTCAATGAAGTAATTCTTTTTGCCTTCCTTCTCTTCACAGAGAAAGTCAACGCTTTCGATTTCTTCAGCTATCAGTCTCATCTGTTTGTTCCTCAGGTTGTTGTTCAGCGGTAGGTTGCTCTACTTCTGCGGGAGGATCTTCTGGTTTACGACCATCAACTTCAACAGTTTCTGGTTGCTCGGACTCATCGGGCAGATTATCTGCAATTTCATCTGCAGCATCTTGCGCGGTATCGTCCAATTCAAATCCCATACTTTGAGCAAATTCGATTTTACGTTGTTGAACTGCATCGAATGCTGCAGCCGCTAACGCATCATTTACGGAATCGATCGCTTTCGCTTTATCGTCTCCGAAAATTTGTTGTACGATTTGTTGTGCAATTTCGCTAGGCATAATAATCCTCTCACATTGTTATTTATTATTTAGAATTCTCCTCTTCGGAGATCTCCCGCGTCTACTTGCGGTTGTTCAGCAGGCATTGCCCCTTCAGATCCTCCAGCGCCAGGATCCATAGCGGGATCCATCTCTGCTTCTGGATCAAGAATAAGACCTGCTTCGCGTTCAGAGTTGATTTGTTTGTCAATTTCCTTGATCTCCTGTTCGGTTTGTTTCAGGACTTGACGGCGCATGTAATCAATAGAGAAATACTTGCCGACATAAGGATCCATAGTGTTAACTTGATTCATACGCTCATTGCGGATTTCAATTTCCTTCAGTTCAGTGAAGTAGTTGTCAGCAATGAAGTCGAATTGAATATGCTCCTTCATATCATCCCACTCTTCAATAGACATAACGCCTTTCAGAATGAGTTGAGTTTTAAGGAGATCCATGAACAATTCAGAGAATCTCTTACGGAGACGTGCAATAAACTTCTGGAACTTTACTTCGTCCCTAGTAATTTCTGCAGCGCGACCGATATTGAATGTAGTTTCCGTTTCTAATCTAGAAGACGGAACGTTCAATGCTTTATATAGCTTCTTTTGGAAGTATTTGACATCCTCAAGTTCTCCAAGATTTTGTCCACCTGGCAACGTAGAGATCTCAGTTCCTCTACCGCCTTCCCTTCTTGGCAACCAGAAGTCTTCAAGCATTGACATAAATTTTTTGTCATCTTTGATTTCTCCAGTGTTGGCATCATAAACCAACTTATTACGATATCTACCCATAACTTCGCGGAGATACTGTTCCGCTTTGTTCTTAGGAAGATTACCCACATCAATGTAGAAAATTCTACGTTCTGGTGCTCTACTCAAACGATAGATGACCAGAGAGTCTTCAATCATTCGCAGTTGATTTACTGCTTTGATTGCTTTATGAAGGTGTGAAAGAGTCATATTCTTATTGAGATCCTGAATACCAGAATGACAATAAGTAACTGAATCAGAAGCAATTTTCATGCCTTGATTAGTTGAGTTCTTCAAACCTTTTGGGTTATACAGAAAGTATTCTGCTGCTTTCTGTGTCAATTGAGTATTGAGATCTACGCCGCGCAGTTGCTCTGGACGCTTTTGCTCATACTCAGTAACCTTGCGAATCTTACGAGGGTCAATATAACGCAACTCGGTAAGACCTGCTGAAGGATTTTTGGGATCAATAATCTTATGATAGAACAGTCTACCGTCAACATACCATCTACGGAAGATTTCATAAGATCTATTTTCAAAATCAAGCAGGCGAAGAATGTGTTGAAACTCCTCCCTGATTAATTTTTTGATTTTTTCTGATTGCTTGAGATTAGATAGTTCTACTTCTACAGGCACATCATCAAAATTACCGCAAATTGTTTCATTTACGATATCATCAACCGCACTATCACATTCAGGTTGTAGAACCATTTCCCGATATCGGGTAATTAATTCATAATCATTACGAACAGTACCATCAAAGTCAACAGAATACCCATAGTATCCGCCACCTACAATAGGTTGCGAACCATCCATACTATCTTTTTGAACAAAAGAAGGCCCCTTAGGGACCTTCTTCGCTCTCTCTAGTGAAAATCCAAAGAGCTGCTGAGACATTATATTTAAAATTTATTGGTCCGATACTATTTATCAAGCATCCACAGTGGCATCAATTGGGGTCCAGTATTGTGTCTGGAGTTCAACTGTGAATTCTTCAATAGCGTCATTGTTACCGAAGTCAAGATCGATAGCAGCAATTGCACTTGGGAATACGTTATAGAACCTGTAAGACTTAAGGATCTTAGGCTTATCACCGTCTTTAACGTCGCGTGCTAACTGATGAACAGTCATGTCAGCGAAGTAACCAGTGCTATCATCTGCATCACCAAGACCTGCAGCGGATGTAAAGTTTTCGTTATATGCTTGAACAGAAGATGCCCACAATTCAAATGCGGATCTAAGAACGAACTTACTATCGTTCTGAACTGTGATTGTCCAAGGTTCAAACGTTCTATCTCCAGCGATCTTGAGAACACGACCTCTAAAAGGAACTTCGATAACACCAATCTGAGAAGCAGGGAGGTTTGCTGCGCGAACAGTAAACTTACCGAGTTCTACTAAACCTGCGTTATTGATAATACCTGCGGGAAATGCCAGATCAACTTGGAATAGATTAGGACGTGCAAAGTCAGATGCGACATTTGCCTTAAAATCGTCAAGAGTTCCTCTTTTTGCCATTGTTTTTAATTTGCTCCGTCTCTTCAGTTATATTTAGATAAATGAAAAATTTCAGAGGTCCGCGAGGACCCCTGAAACTTTTAGATTGTTAGGTTTTTATTAGCTTGCTACTTCAGTGAATGCAACACCAGTTCTGGTTGCTACGAATGTCAGTGTGATGAAGTTGATTGTTCTTGTGGGTTTCACGAAGATCTCCGCATAGAACTCACCACGATCAACTGCCTCAGGTGGGTTGTTGTCGCTATCGCACTTGACGAGGAAGTCAGTTACACCACGACGACCTTGTACATCACG